CCATGCGCGCGACAATCCACAGGGAGGCCGGCGCCGTTCATCTTGTCGCGGAACCAGTTTCCGAAGCCCGCGTCGGTGAAGGCCGCCCCGTACTGCGTCGTCAGGAACGTGATGTGATCGGCCGGCGCGTGCGTCAGTGCTTCGCGCAGGTTGCGATGCACCGGGACCGCGAGCGGCGTGCCGGTCTTCCGCTGCACCAGGTGCAGCACAGCCCCTTTCACGTTCGGCCTGCCCATGCGGATCACGTCGCCGCGGCGCTGGCCTGTGTAGAGCATGAGCGCGAGCGCCAGGCGCGGCATGGTGCCCAAAGGCCAGCGCGCTTCGAACTGCGCGATCTCAGCGTCAGTCCACGCGCGATGCGCGTCCTTCTTGTACTTCAGCTTGTCAACGTGCTCGACAGGGTTGTCTCTGCGCCAGTCACGTTGGATCGCATGGTGCATGAGCTGCCGGAGAATCTGCCGGAAGCGGTTCGCCATCCCCGGCGTCTCGCGCATCCTGTCGAGCAACGCCACGACGTGCCGGCGCTCCATGTCGGCGACCATCCGGTGCCCGTGCTCGGCGCGCAGGCGCTCCAGGACGTTGCGGTACGCCTTCACGCTCGACGGCTTGAGCGCGCGATACTCGGCCGATGCGTAGTAGTCCACGATCAGCGCGCCGAGGCTGCGCGGGATCTCGCCCTTCAATGAAGGCACCTTCGTCTCGCCAGCCTCCGCCGCGGCGTGCGCAGCGGCATAGGCGGCGAGGAACTGCGGCGAACCGAACGGCGGCGGTAGCGGAGCGGCCTTGAAGCCCGGCCGCCGGTAGTAGAAGCGCAGCTTGCCATGCCGATCGACCATGCGCTTGATCCAGGGGAGCCGATCGGACTTCATGGCGCGTCCCATGTGTTGGTTCGGCCTTCACTCTGCCCGCGACGGGGGATGGCGCGCCATGCCTCCTTGATTTCTTCGGTGTCCCACAGCACGCGGCCACGCAGCTCGCGCGGCTGCGGCATCAAGCCTTCGGTGACCAGGGAGTCGAAATGCGAAGCCGATACCCCGAGCAACGCAGCCGCATCTTCGCGCGCGACGGCAAACGGCAACAGGGAAGGCGGGAGGCGGCTTGGCCTCCCGATCGCTTCCCTGTTGCTGCCGGCCTCGCGCCGCGCCATCGCTTGTAGCCTTCCGTCAGCCGCGCAGCTTGACCCGCACCGTGGTCGCCGAGGTGCCGGCATCCTCCACGGCCACGCCGATCAGGAAGTCGGCAGGGTCATCGCTCACGATGTGGTCGCCGTCGTCCCACCCTACGGTGTCGCCGAGGTCGAAGGCGCTGGTGGTGTCCTTGCCCAGCTCGACCACGCCCGCGGTCAGCAGGACGAAGGAATCGCCGGAGGCCACCGGCCCCGTGGCGACACCGAACAGCTCGCCGATCAGGACGCCTTCGCCGCTTTCGATGTCGCGGGGGGCGGCGGGAATGGTGATGTTGTCGCCGCGCTGCACATAGTTGCGCATGGTCACACTCCTTTGCTGGTTCGGAAGATCGCGGTCGAGACGCGCGGCCTTTCCAGGGCCGCGATCTCGCTGTCGGCGGCGGCGATGGCCGCGGCCATCTCGCTGTCCGACTTGTAGCCAATGGTCTCGCCGTTGCCGTCGCGCACCTCGCGCAGCCCGGCGAGCCGCGCCTTCCACAGTGCGCGGCGCCAGGCGCGGAGTTCGGACGGCGTGGCCATTACAGCCCGCCGCCGAGGATGCCGGTGTCGCCTTCGTTCGTGAACGCGCCGCGGTAGTCGATCGCGCCGAGGCCGAAGTCGAAGACGGTGCGGAACTCCATCCCGAGGACGTCCCACCCCTGCCGGCTTTCCATCTGCGGCGCGGGCGCGCTCGACAGATAGGCCACCTCGAAGTTCGCGAATGAGGCCGGGTCGGCGAACAGATACCACCGCTCGCCCGACAGGCGGGGCTCGACCATGAGCGTGAGCGTGCGGCCGAGGCTGTTCACGTTCTCGCCGGACACGGGGAAGATCTCCGCCAGTGCGTGCGAGGCATCCACCTCGAACTCAGGCGAGACCACCAGGTGGCGCGGCACGACATTGATCGGGCTCACGCCATCCAGGCCACGTTGGCCGCGCATCGCGGCAAGGCCGGCGGCGAAGGCGGACTCGCCAGGCGCGGCCGGGGTAGTGGCGACGTTGCCGTGCGAGCTGTGGAACATGCGCTGGCCGTCCGACATGATCGGACCCAGCCCGCTGCCCTGCGTCAGCAGCCCGACCGCGGCGGCGTTGAGCGTCTCCGCCGCCTGCCGGCCCTGCATCTGCATCATCTGGCCGAAGGCGTTGAGGTCGTCGTTGATGATCGCCTGCCGGGTCAGGGCGAACAGCTTGGCGTAGGACTTGATGGCGAAGGACTCGGCGCTCTCGCCGATGCCGCCGTGCTTCACCTCGCCGGACTCGGGCACTTCGTCCAGAAGCGACAGCTCGCCGAGGCGCAGCCGGTGCAGCGTGCGGAAGTCGCGGCCCTCGGTGCGGCGGAACAAGGCCAAGACCGGGCTGACTGCGGCCGTGTAGGACGCCAGGAGCGCGCGGTTGCCGGTGCCGGTCAGCAGGTTCGGCAAGTCGCCGGTCGTCATGGCGCGGGTCAGGACCGCCTCGTCCGACAGGCTCACGACACGCTCACCACGCGCAGCCAGCATCACGCGGGCATGTCCCGCGAAGCCGAGGCCGCGGTACTGGCGCGCGGGCTCCGGCAGCTCGGCCAGGGCGCCCATGCGGTGCGTGAGCGCGTCGGCGCAGCGCGTGGCGACCACCGCCGGGTCGTCATTGGACTCGCCGACATGGGTGCGGATGCGCGGCGCGGCGTCGGCGCGGCGCTCCAGTTCCGCCAGGGCGGCGGCGCGTGCGGCCTCGATATCCGCGCCCGCGTCGATCTGGCCATCGGCCCAGGTGGCGCCGAGGTTGTGGCGCGTGGCCAGGCTGCGGATCTGGCCGTTGGTCGCGGCGCGGTCCTGCGTCTCGGGCTGCGGGTCGATATTGGCGTCCGGCATATCGGAACTCCGAAGAATGGCGCCGGGATCTGCCGGCACAGGAACTAGGCTCACCTCGAGCAAGGTCCAACGGCGCGCGGTGCGCACTCGCCCGCCCTCGCCTTCGGTCCAGTCGGGTGGCGACACGCGGTAGCCGATGGACACGCCCGACAGCGCACCGGACTCGATCAGTGCCAGCGCAGCGGGTGAGGTGATGTGCAGGGTGGCGCGTATCTCGCCGTCCGCGCTGCGAACGTCAGTCACGAAGCCCAGCACGTCGGCGATGCTGCCCTGTCGGTGAGAGTCGAGGACGGGCAGGCGCTCGGTGTGCAGCACCACGGCCCCTGCGGCCGTGCTCAGTCGTTCGGTGAAGGCGCCTCGGGCATCGCGGCGCTGCACGCCTGCGCCGGAGGACAGCACCGCCTCAACGGTGCCGGCCTCGCGGTTGAGTGTGGACGGGACCAGCCGCAGCCCGCGGCGCAGCACGATGTCAGTCATTGGCGGGCGGCTCCGTCGTGGTGGCGGGTGCGGCGCCGAACGACAGGCCGAGCGCGGTCTCGCGCTGGCGATCGCTGGCGATTTCTTGGTCGAGTTGCTCCACGCTGAATCCGAGTTCGGCCACGGCCTGCCGGCGCGACTTGAGGCCGGCGGCGATCATGGCGGCCTCGGCTTGCGCGTCCTTCTGCGGGTCGAGCCAAGGCGCGCGCGGGAACAGCCAATCGACGCGGAACGCATCGTCGCCTAGGTCCACCAGGTCGCCGCGCAGGGTGCCGAGCGCGACCAGGCGCTCCCATGTCGGCTGCAACAGCATCGGGACCAGGCAGTTGTGCTGCACGGCCTCGGCGGCCTGCCGGAACGCGATCATGCCGGCGCGCAGGCTGCCGTAATTCGCTTCGGACAGGTCCGCGCTGATTAGGTGCGCGGGCAGGCCGAGGCCGGCGGCGATGCTGCGGATCTGGTGGCGGACGAACTCGGCTGTCTGTTGCGCTTGCCGCGGGACTCCGAACTTCACGTCGAACCCGCTCGGCAGAACCTTCAACGTGCCGGGCTCAAGCCCGCTCTGAAAATCATTTCCGTTTCGCTCGGCATCCGCGGTGAAGGGGTTCGGCCCGGTCGCGTTCATGTCCGTGACGACACCCGCGAACATGGCGCCGATCTTCGCGCCCACGAGCAAGGCGTCGCAGAGCTGGTCCAGTTCATGCGCGCGAAGCAGCACCGGCGCGAACCCGGACACGCCACGGGTCTGACCAGGGAGCAGCGGCCGGAAGACGTGCAGGATTTCCGAAGCCGGGATTCGGACAGGCGACAGCACGCCATTCAGCAGCGGCGATGCGGGATAGATCCAGAACGCCACGCGGCGGCCCGTGGCGTCCAGCTCCACGCCGTTGACGATCGCACCACCGCCGGCCAGTTCGCGGCTTTCGTCGCTCACCAGTTCCGCCGGGATCTGTTGAAGCCGGAGGCCGTCACTGGTGGCGATCAGCCGGAAGATCGCTTCGCCATCCACTACCAGTGCGCGGGCGGC